CCCCCCTGCAGCAATACCGGCACGACCAACTTAGAAAGCAGGGTTTTAATGTGCATACAATAGATAATATTTAAAAATTATGCCTAAAAAGATCAGCCCAGAAATAAACAACCAAATAAAGGAATTAGCAAAAAAGCACACTCATGGATATATATCTAATACGCTTGGCGTTTCTAAAATGTATATCTGGAGCATTCTTAAATCAAAAAAAATAAAAAGGAGTAATAAATACGTTAGGAAAAAAGACACATTAAATGCAAGAGATGGATTTTTTAACTACGAATTAATGGGCGAAATGTTTTAATAAATTAATATTATGAATTATCGTGATTTTTTACAACAGAAAGAAAAAAGACATATTCTGTCCGGTTTTGATATTGATGAATCAGAACTGAATAGTAATATGTTTCCGTTTCAAAAGTTTATAACAAAACGAGCTTTGAAAGCTGGTAAGTATGCAATCTTCGCTGATTGTGGATTAGGGAAAACGTTAATGCAAATCGAATGGGCTAACCAAGTTAACAAGTTTACAAATAAGCCTGTTTTGATTTTGGCTCCTTTGGCCGTTTCCGGTCAGACCATCAAAGAAGGAAAGAAATTTCATATTGACGTTTGTAAATACGATGGTAGTTATACCCCTATTCAGATAAGCAACTATGAGCAATTAGAAAACATTGATACTTCTATTTTTGGGGGGATTGTTCTGGATGAATCTTCTATCCTTAAAAACTTTGAAGGAGCTACAAAGAGATTGATTATAGACTTGTTTAAAGACACGCCTTATAAGTTAGCTTGTACCGCTACCCCATCACCTAACGACCCTATGGAGTTAGGTAATCATTCCGAGTTCTTAGACGTAATGAGCCGGAATGAAATGTTAGCCATGTATTTTGTCCATGATGGTGGTGAGACGGCTAAATGGAGGATTAAGGGCCACGCACTAAAACAGTTTTATCAATTTATTGGATCATGGGCCATCATGCTAAATAAGCCTCAGGATATAGGTTTTGATATGGATGGATATGCTTTACCATCTTTGAACATAATCGAAAAACAGATCAAAACACCCAAACGTGATAATGGTAGTTTATTTAATGATGCCATTATTTCGGCTACAAATTTTAATGCTGAGCTAAGATCCACAAAGGAACTGAGACTTAAAAAAGTAGTTGAGATCGTTAATAGCCGCCCAGGTGAAAACTTTATAATTTGGATAAAACAGAATGAAGAAGGAGAATTACTTAGAAAGATGCTTCCTGATGCTATTGAGGTAAAAGGAAATGATACTAATGAATGGAAGGAAAAAAACCTTTTGGGGTTTGCTGATAATAAATTCAGGATATTAATTAGTAAAACTAAGATAGCCAGTTTCGGCATGAATTACCAGAATTGCCGGAATCAAATATTTGCTTCGCTGGATTTTTCCTTTGAGGGGTTATACCAGGCTATTCGTAGGTCATACCGTTTCGGCCAAAAGAATGAAGTAAATATCTACCTTATAACTACAGACACAATGGCCAACGTAAAACAATCAATAGACACTAAACAAAAACAATTTGAAATCATGCAAGACGAAATGAGCCAAGCAGTAAATGAAAATTTACAAGGTAGAAAAATGACATCAGCAAACTATGATATTGAGTCTGAAAATAACGATCACTACTTTATAAAAAGAGGGGATTGTGTGCAATTAATTAAGGATGTTGATAATGATAGCATCGGTCTTTCTGTTTTCTCCCCTCCATTTGCTGAGCTTTACACTTATTCCAGCCATGTAGAGGATATGGGAAATTCTAAAGACTATAATGAGTTTTTAACGCAATTTAGTTTTTTGATTAAAGAGCTTCACAGGGTAATTATACCAGGTAGAAACGTTTGCGTTCATTGCATGGATTTACCTATTCAGAAAGGTAAAGAAGGTTTTATAGGTCTTAGAGACTTTTCTGGGATGATATTAAGAGCTTTTGAGGATGCTGGGTTTATTTATGCCAGTAGAGTAACAATATGGAAGGACCCGGTTGTAGAAATGCAAAGGACTAAGGCATTAGGATTACTTCATAAGCAGATCAAAAAAGACAGTACCATGAGCCGGGTAGGTATCCCTGATTATGTAATGATTTTTAGAAAGAATGGCGAAAGGTTAGACCCTGTAAGGAATACTGATTTACCCGTTGATCTTTGGCAAAAATATGCTTCACCTGTCTGGATGGATATTGACCAGGGTAATACTTTGCAGGGATATAGGAATGGCAGGGATGAGAAAGATGAAAAGCATATATGCCCTCTCCAGCTGGATGTAATTGAGAGGCTGATACATTTATACACAAATAAGGGTGATACTGTTTTAACTCCGTTCATGGGAATAGGGTCTGAGGTTTTTCAGGCAGTAAAAATGGGCCGTAAGGGGGTTGGCTTTGAATTGAAAGAGTCTTATTTTGAATTAGCAAAAAAGAACCTATCAACCTGTGTAGAGCAAAAAAAGCAACTAACTCTTTTATAATAAGTGTATGATCAAATCAGCCAACTTTTACATTTCACAAGGATGCTCCGTGATCGCCACCGGCGACACCAAGCGCGCCCTCTTGCCATGGAAAGAGTACCAGACCCGAATGCTTACCGATGATGAGATTGCCATTCAGTTTAGCCATCCCCAGGCCGTGGGCATTGCCGTGATTTGCGGGGCGGTATCTGGGAACTTGGAGGTGATCGACATCGATACCAAGTACGATACCACCGGCACCCTGTGGGAAGAATATAAAAAAGAGATTGAGCCACTGCTCCCGAAATTATACATAGTACGGACCAAATCAGGTGGTTATCATATTTACTACCGATGTGAGGTGATCAATGGTAATCAAAAGCTGGCTCGCCGCCCCGCTACTGCAGAAGAGATAAAGGATAACCCAAACGTGAAGGAGGTGGTGCTGATCGAGACTCGCGGCGAAGGGGGATATGTGATAGCCCCACCATCACCAGGGTATGAGAAATTATCGGAGTTTGTGATCCCGGTCTTGAGCCTGGATGAGCGGGAGTTTCTACTATCTGCCGCCCGGTCATTTGACCTTATCACCGAAGAAGTGCGCCCTGATGCCAAGGTGCTGCAGCAAGCCAGCGGATTTCAAAAAACACCATGGGATGATTACAACGAACGCTGCGACCCCATCGCCCTTTTGGAAAAATACGGCTGGACTTTTGTCCAGCGAAAAGGCCAACGATCCCTCATGCGCCGGCCAGGGAACACGGACCAATATTCCTCAGGTGATTTTCACCATGACCTCAACCTATTGAAAGTATTTTCATCCTCCACCCAATTTGAGCTGGGGAAAGGATATAAGCCTTTTGCCATATACGCTTACCTGGCCCACAATAAAGACTTCTCCGCCGCCGCAAAGCAGCTTCTGGCTGAAGGATACGGCGAGACCGGAATAATGGATAAATACGGCAAAAAAGTGCTCAAATCGCTTGGCTCTGGGGCTTCCCGGCAGCAAATATCCAATACGCTGATCACCGAAGATGGCCTATCGGAAAAAGATGCCGCCCGAATCATCGAAAACGTGGAAGAGATAAATGGCCCAGAAATACTTACATTTTGGGAGGTGTCCATATCCAAAAACCGCCGCGTGATCAATATCCTTCGCCACCGATTGGTGGAGTTCCTTTTTAATAACGGCTTTCACCTGTTTTTTTATGATAAGCACAACTCCACTTACCGCATCGTGCAGCAAAAAGATGGGTTGGTGGAATATGTATCGAGCGAGACCATTAAAAAATTTGTGAAGGATTACATCATTTCCCTCCCCGACCGCTTCGATGCCATCACCCCTGCAGAACTTTTAGAGGTGGTGATGAAGGGATCTGACACCTACTTTGGCACCGGACTTTTGGAGTTCGTGGATGCCAAGGAAATAGATATCCTTAAAGACACGCCAACCGAGGCTTATTTTACCTTTAAAAACGGCATCGTAAAGGTGACGGATAAAGGAACCGAGCTTCTATCTTATGGCCAGGTGGGCAAACCCGTATGGCGGTCGCAGGTCATAGATTTTAACGTGGATGTGGACCCGGCATTTGATGAGACCCTTTGCCAGTTCTACGATTTTATGAATAAGATCGCAGGCGAAAATATCCTCTACCTGGTGGGGCTGGTAGGGTATCTTCTGCACCGGTACAAAGACCCCACAAAGCCGTTTGCCGTTATTCTCGCTGAAGAGACCGAAGATGAGAAAAAAGGCGGAGGAACCGGCAAGGGAATCCTGGTCACCGCCCTATCCTATATGGCCAATATTGAGCGCGTGGATGGCAAAAACTTTAAGCTCGATAAGTCCTTTGCCTTTCAGCGCGTGGGCCTTGACACCAAGATCGTGGCCATCGAGGATGTGCGCAAAAACGTGGATTTCGAAGGGTTTTATGCCATCATCACCGAGGGAATGACGATTGAGAAAAAGAATAAGGATGAGTTTACCATCCCCTACAAAGACTCCCCCAAGATACTGTTTACCACTAATTACACCATTGCCGGAAATGGTGGCCATGGTAAAAGAAGGCAGAAGGTGTTTGAACTGACCGGGCATTTCTCTTCCACCCATACCCCAATAGATGAGTATAAATGCCGCCTGTTTGATGATTGGGATCCAGATGAGTGGAACCGGTTTTACAATATGATGTTTAAGTGTGTGGCTGAGTACCTAAAATACGGGATCCCAGTAGTTGAAAACTCCGAGAAAATCAAAAGAAAGCATATCCGGCTGAACTATTCCCCTGAATTTATGGAGTGGTGGGATGGCTATATTGAGAACGGGGCGGCAGAGTTTAAACCCTTCCGGGATATGTATGGGGCCTACCTCGTGGCCAACAATATGGACAAAAAAGATTTTTCACAAAAACGCTTCCGGTACGCGATTATCGAGTCCTGTGACCGGTTTGAGTACGTGCTTGAGACCAGGAGGCAGGGGTATGAAAAGGTGTTGGAATATAAAATTGTCAAAAAGTAGCAAAATCGTGTCCAATCGTGTACTCATAGTTTTTTGATTATTAAATAGTTAAGCGATAGACACGATTTTTTTACTTTTATATAGGGGGGTATAAAATAATAATAATAATAAAGAAGAGAGGAGAAAAAGAGACGGGGGGTAGCAAGTAAGAAAAATCGTGTTTTTCGTGTCCAATCGTGTCCTTTAGTTATTTTGATGTTTTTAATCTAACTTTGAAATATGGCAGCAGGCAGACCAAGAATATGGGATGATCCGGAAGAACTCGATAAAGCGTGTGAGGCTTATTTTGATGATGAAAATCTAAAACCAACCGTTACAGGGTTGGCCCTTTATCTTGGATTTGATTCAAAACAATCGCTTTATGACTACCGGGATAGGCCTGAATTTTCTTACCCGATTAAAAAAGCCCTTACAAAGATTGAGAAATACCACGAGGAAGGCCTGAGCGAAAATAATGTAGCAGGCCGGATATTTGCCTTAAAAAATATGGGATGGAAGGACAAGGCAGAGATCGAACATTCCGGCACAACTATTCCCATCCAAATAATCTTCCCGGAAGATGGTACAGACAAAGGATCCGATAAGGGTTAAGTTTACCAAAACAGGCAGGCGCACTTTTGAGGCTTTGCGGGATGGCTGGCCTATTATTGTAAATGAGGGCGGGGCCAGGTCAGGGAAATCATATAGCACCATCCAGTGCCTGATTTACATAGCTACCCAAAAGCCAAATACCAGAATATCTATTGTTTCCCATTCATTACCGCATATTAAGCGTGGAGCGTTCAGGGATTTTAAGATTATCATGGATGAGTGGAAGTTATGGGATGAGAATAAATTTAGTTATTCAGATCACATATTTACTTTTTCAAATGGCAGCTATATCGAACTGTTTGGGCTGGAGGATGAGACCAAGGCGCGTGGCCCTGGCCGCGATATTTTATTTGTGAATGAGGCTAATCTTATTAAAAAGAAATTATTTGATCAGCTGGCCATGAGGACCACCGGCCAGATATTGCTTGACCTCAACCCAGCAGATACCGAGTGCTGGTGCTATGAGTTGGCAGATGATCCATCAAATAAAAAAATACATTCTACCTACAAGGATAACATTGATAACCTAAGTGAAACGCAGATCAGGTATATCGAATCGTACAAAGACGGTGATCCCTATATGTGGGAGGTGTTTGGCCTTGGGCTTCGTGGCCGCGCCACTGATATGATCTACACCCATTGGAAGATATGCAAGGACCTACCGATGAGGGGTGAGGTATTTATGGGATGTGACTTTGGATATAACGTACCGAGTGCAGTGATGCTTTGCGAGCTTTACGAGGGTGCTATTTACGC